TAGCACATAATATCCACTTACTAATTGATAAGAAACTGTAGCTGTAACGCTAGAATCTACTGTTACTGTTTGTGTGGGATAAACATAAGCCCAATCCATACCTGTATATGTTGGAGAAGTTCCTGTATCAGAAGTGTAATGATATAAAGTTCTTAATTGATTTGTCGCTGCACCACCGCTAGTTGTAACTGGCGAAGCTCCTGACATTTGTATATATTCATTTCCAGAAGCATCTGTTAAGACAAATAATTTACAAGCACTATTATTGTTTATTCCGTCTATTATTTTTCCTAAATAAAGATTATGGTTTGCATTGCTAGAATCTGAAACATCAAATTTATGTATGTAACCACTAGCTAATTCTAAAGCAGGTCTGCTTGTACCTTCTATAACAAAGCCATTATTAACTGTAACTTTTCTAGTTAAAGTTGCAAATACAGGGCTGTCAGTACCTAAGTTTGATATCTCAATACAATCTGCTGAAGCTCCTAAATCTATTTGTATGCCTGTTATATTAGGGACATTACTTGTAGCTGTTATTGTTGATATTCCTAAATCAACCTGTACTCCAGAAGCAGAAAGGCTTGAGCTAGAAGATATAGAAGAAACTCCTAAATCAACTTGTACTGCTGAAGAGGTAAAGTTTGATGTTTGAGTAATAGAAGAAACACCTTGAAAAACTTGAACACCAGAAGCAGTAAATCCTGAATCTATCTGCACATAAATTTCTGCCTGATCGACCTGTGTACCGTGAGCTAAAAAACCACTAGCTTGAATAATTGGTAAAGGTGTTCCAACAAGTATTTTTGTTCCAGTTGGAGCAGCATTACTTGTTGCTGAAATAGAACATGGGGAACTTAATATTTGACTTCCTTGAGCAGATACTCCGGAAACTACATTAATTGTTTCGTTGGTTATTTGATAGACAAGACTTGGAGAAGGTGACATTCCTGCTAATGCAGAAATAGTAACCTCTCCGAAGTGATAAGTTGGTGTGCCGTAATCAGCAACACCATAACTGTATTGTCCGTAACCAATGCTAGACATTAGCTACCTTCTTATGTGAGTGTTATATCTAATGCTGAAGCGTTAAATCTAAATACATCACCGCTAGAAACTGTCTTACTGCTTGTTAGCGTTCCGTAAGCCAATAAATTTCCACCAGAAGAAGCATCTAATACTCCAACTGCGACAACAGTACCGTAGTTTGCTGTAGCTGTAGCATATTCAATCGCTGAAGTGTTTGAAGCGGTCCCACCAGAAACAGTAAATGCTCCTGTTTGACGAGCATAAGCTCCACCTGATACTTCAGTTCCACCGCCACTATCGGACGGAGCTGCTGTATATAACGCTACATATAATGTACTAGGAGCAGAATAACTACTGCCTCCGAATACATGATTTAATACTGCTGTTTCTAAATAGTCAGAAAATCCTGCCATGTTTAACTCCTTTAATTATTTAAATAATAAGTTTTTTTACTTGTCTTCCCATAAGTTCTTCTTCTATTAAGAAGTGAACCCTTACCGAAAGACGCTCTTTCTTGTTGCAATCTAACTTCCTCAAGAGCTTTATCAAAAAGACCTTCGAACAGTTTGATTCTGTCATCTTCCATTAAATAAATAGAAGCGTGTTTACAGCAACCATATATGTAAATGTCTGGATAATTTGTACTAACAAAGTTTGTTGTGTTAGTAGAACTTAAAGCAGGAACATCTGCATAGTAGGTTAATTGTAACTCATAATCTTTGTCTGGTGTTGGACAAAGTTCAATAGCATCATCTGTTATTGCGTAATATTCAGGTGTGCCTTGTGTGTTATTTATGGACATTCTTTTTAGGTCCAAAGATTCTACTGATTGTTGCATTAAAACTTTATGATCAGCAGTGTTTAATTCTATGTTTACACAATTAATCCAGTCAGCCGGTAATTGCATATATTGTGATGTTGAGTCTGCAGTAGCCGTAGCTCTCTTCATCATGTCTTGATGTTTAATTTTTTTATTCATATCTGATTCAGCCAGATCAATAAAAATATCCATTTGAGATGTTAAATCTCCTCTGTTTAAATAACTTGCTACTTGTGTTTTTAATTCTTCATAAGTCATACTTTACCCTTCCAACTTCTAAAACATTCATTGTCTCTATCATTGAGCCATTGTTTCCACTTGGCATCATCATTTGCCCAACCTTCCAATAATGCTTTTTCATAAACTACCATTGGTATTTCTGCTACATGACGAAAATCTTTTCCTGCCTGTTGATCGCCTATATGTTGTGCGTGTTTAATTATATCAGATACATCTTGAGTAGTGTGCAGGACAGACTTGTTATCTTCAGTAGAGAACTGAGATTTAAAACCTGTTTTTAGATTGACTAGCGTTGTTTTTTTCATTCTTCCAAAGATAAGAGGGTAAGTAAATTCTTACCCTCAAATCTAATCAGTATTCTGATTTATCTATTATTAAGTAGATAAGTCAGCAACTATACCGTGAGCTGCTTCGTTGCTCATTTCTAAACCGTATTCGGCTAGAACTAAACGAGTGTCAGCATCACCAATCTTAGCGATATCCATAGTTTGGAAATTTCTAAGATAAGATACTTTAGCGTACTCAGGGTCAACTAATAAAAGACTTCTGTCTCTTGATCTGTTTGAAGGAATTATTTTTAATTCTCCAAAGTCAGAAGAGTAGACGGAAACTGCCGCTTCAACTGTTTGAGCGTCAATGTTTTGTCTAGCAGAAGCTCTACCAGTAAATCCACTGATAACACCTTTGTTTACTGGACCGGCAATAGCCATTTTAGGCTCTGCTCCGTTAGTAAACATAGTTTGTAGAACACCTTTTAAAAGAGCTTCAGTTAAAGCTCTTTGAGTACCGTCTGTAGCTGCAGCACTTGAAGTACCGTTAGCTCCATTAGTACCTCTTGAAACATTACTAGAAATCCAAGCCTCGAATGAACGAGTTTGTCTTGCTGTAGTATTGTTACCAGAAGCCTTAGCTGTGTTTTGGCACAATGCAACTTCCATGTCTCTTTTTAATGCTTTTGACATTAGAGCCATTTGGTGTGCTAGTTCCTGCTTTTTACCTGCAGGGTCACTTGCATCTTGTGAACCAGAAACGGTAGCGTCTCTTGATGAAATTTGAGCCACATTGGACTCCCTAGTTGTTGATGTACTTGCTGCACGAGAGAGTTCAAAACCCTCTAATTGACCAGTCCCAGAAGGAGTAGGTAAATTTTCAGTTTGCCAATCGAACACAACATTAGAAATATTCTTAGTCCCGATAGCACTCATAAATGGAGTAGCAGTAGGGTCAATGTTGTAGATCACATTTGACAAATCTTCTCTGTCAGAAGTTGCATCATAAGTTGTAAATGAATTACTTACTTTAGCCATGATATTTTTCCTTTAAGTTAAATTATTTGTTCAAAAAATTTGGCTGCATCAGACACTTTGCCTGTTTTAGCCACCTGTTCACGAGATTTCTTTAACTTTGTTGTTGGTCTGGCTGTATTGGTACTACCTGCTCTAGCAACTTTTCTTCTTGCTTTTGCTACAGTTGGTTTCTTTTTAATAGTTTCAGCTTGTTTGTTATGTAACATAGCTTCTCTTAATAAAAGAATAATTCTGTAATCAGTTACCGCTCCGATTTCATCTGCAGAAAAACCTAATCTTTGGGCGTTCTTTAACATTGCGGCTCTATCATCAGCAGCAACCTTTTCGTCCGTCCACTCTGGTACTTGTTCAGCTAATGCTTTTCTGCCTTCTTCAATTTGAGCAGTCATATTCCTATAAGTTTCTTCTTGAGATTCCTTATTGGCTTTATCTATCTCATTTTGAACAGCTTGAACTTTAGCTTTTCTTTCTTCCCAGTCAGCTTTTTCTGTCAAGTATGTAACCTGATCAGTTTCTTTTAAAGTATTCCAGTCCGGCTCTTGCCCTAAACCCTGTTCTAAAACAGTTTTTACTCTAGGCAACAACAACTTTAATTCTTCTCGTTCCGCTTCGATACTTTCTTTAGTAGATTGAAAGTCTGCTTTCTCTCTTGCTAGTTCTTGTGTCTTACGGGTGTAATCACTATTTCTACTGTATCCTTTGATGAGTTCATCTTCGGTAACTTCAAGCTCTTTGCCGTCAACTTTGACAGTAAATGCTTGAGGTTCGGTGTCCTCTTCAAGTTCTACTTGGTCATCTAGTTCTTGTTCAGCATCATCATCATCAACTTCTTCTTCTGTTTCATTATCTTCGATAATTTCATCTTCAGATTCAGTATCTAATTCTGTAGCATCAACAGATTCTTCTTCTACTTCTTCTACTTGCTCCTCTTCAGGAGATAGTTGAGATAAAAAAACATCTGTCGCTTTATCTATGTCAGTTTCAAAACCAGTCGGCTTAGCGTTGTTGGTCATATTTTCCACCTATATATTGTGTATGACAATTCTACCTTACTTTTTTGTAAAAGTGTCAAGTTAGTCGAGTAATCCCTCTTAGTTTATCTATTTGAGATTTCGTTATTTTTCCCTTCTCTACAATAATGCGGAGATGTCTTTCAACTTCGGGAAGAATTTTTATTGCTTGATGTATTGCTTCTCTTAATGCTTGATCTTTTTCTATATCAGAATCAATCCACCTGTTTGTATATTCCTCTTTTAATTTCATAACGGCTTTGTTAAAAACCTCACTACCTAATAATGCTTCAGCTTCATTAGAAGCTCTTATATCTTTTTCACTCGCCATATTTAAGTTCCTATTAACTTATCAATTTTTGTTTCTAATCTGTGTATGTTTTGTATTACCCTGTCTATATCTTCTGCTAAGTCTTGTTTTGTTACATAAGACCTTGCCATTTCTTCTCTAGTTTTGTTAATTAGAATATCAATCCTCTTAGATTCTTGTGCATTTTGCCTGATTGAATAAAGCATTGGAGCATATACTAAAGTAAGTATTACATTCCAGATTAGATAACTTGATAGTTCCATTATTTTAATAACTCCATATATGGGGTCTTGGTTTACCATGAGAGCCATTAGATATATCCAAGTGTATAAATCTATCGCTTCCAGTCTGTTTAACACCTATACCTGTAAATCCATGCTTATAGGCTAACTCTATTAGTTTAAATGCTTTTTGATGAGAACACAAAATATCCACTGCTAATCCGTGACAATGGATTCCTTTTGTTTCTTTTTTTCTTTCTGCAGGGTGATCTTCACATCTATAACCTGAAGTAATAATAAATGGAAAGTTCGCTTCTTCTCTGAGGCTTTGTAGTTTTACCATAAGCTCTTCAGCAATGCCCTCTGCTTTGCAATGCTTACAAGTAAACTCACTAGGTTTAAAATTTAAATAGTTCCAATCCATATCCATTGCCTATGCTATCTATGTATTCGCCAACTATAGTAAGTTCTGAGTTCATTTTTATTGCTTCTTCTTGAGCTTCCTCATAAGTGTTAGCGGTAATTATTGGTCCTTCATGTGTTTGTACTTCTCCGCTTGATGTAGTCACATCAATACTTGTTAGCCACATCATTTGTTTTTTTCCTTTAAAAGATTGTGCTTGTCATAACTTCTAAGACCGGACATTCCGAGCATTGCCATTAAAATTGTGCTGAGTTGTGCAAAGTCAAAATCGGGTAGCTCTACGACAATACCTGTCGCAGTTAAAATAGTTAACAGTAATGGCTGAATGATAAAGTGATAAGCCATAGCTAATGCACATATCCAACCAACAGCAGGTCGCCAATTCTTTTGAAAAGATGAAGAAGATTTAGCATCTTCTTTTAGTAATTCTATTTGTGCTAAGTTTCTTTCGTGAAATAAAGTTTGTAACTCATGGTCTAATTTCGCTTGTAGGTCTTTATCTTTGACAAACTTATTAACTATTTTAGACACTGGGTCTATTAACTTATCAATCATTATCAACTTTTAGCTCTTAGTTTTGCTTTTTTACTTAAATCTTTAAAATGAAATAATCTTACACTTGTGTCAGTGTGTGTTTTATTTGTATGTAAAGTACCATTTGCCATTTTATGA